CCATTTGTACGAGCTATGAATTCTGGCATACCTGCTGCCACTGCTATTGGCAAGAATAATCAAATTGGAGCAGGTTTATTTAATGTACTCTACGTTGTAGCTGAGGCTATGAAAAAAGCTAAGAAAGGTCATGCACCAGGAATGGTCAGCAAGAAAGCTGATTACAAAGAGGACGTTGGTACCCAAACATATGTTAGAGACGAGGGACCAGGTGTAAAAACCCCAAGAAAGAATAGTGCTGAAGCCAGATTAGGCAGAAGAGCACGTGGTACTAAGAGATTATCCTCTAAAGAAGCACCAGGTACAAAACCTATAACCGATAGTTTAAATACAGCACCAGCAGGTGGCATACAATTATGAATACAGCACGTGAAAGATACAATCAACTGTCCTCAAACCGTACTCAGTTCCTTAGTACAGCGGTTGAATGTTCAGAACTTACACTGCCTTATTTAGTTAAAGAAGATACAAACAGCACCCGCAAAACATTAAGGACTCCCTGGCAATCAGTTGGAGCCAAAGCGGTTGTCAATTTAAGTGCCAAGCTCGGCTTGGCTCTGTTGCCACCACAAACAACATTTTTCAAGCTACAAATTAGAGACGATAAGTTAGGTGAAGAGTTACCTGCAGAAGTACGGAGTGAACTAGACCTATCCTTTGCCAAGATGGAAAGGATGGTTATGGATTACATCAATGCTTCTAGTGACAGAGTAGTTCTTAACCAAGCACTTAAGCATCTAATTGTATCTGGAAATGCTTTAATTTATATGGGCAAAGAAGGTCTCAAGCACTATCCCCTCAACCGTTACGTAGTTAATCGTGATGGAAACGGGAACGTCATAGAGATCGTTACAAAGGAACTTATAAGTCGCAAGCTATTAGACATACCACAAGAAGTCAAACAACCTAACTCAGGTATAGATGAAACAACTGGTGGCTATGGAGCTGATGACAAAGACGTAGAGGTTTACACCTGCGTCAAAATAGATGAGAAGAGTGGACGTTGGACTTGGCACCAAGAAGCATTCGATAGGATTATTGAAGGCACAAAGAGTACAGCTCCAAAGAACACTAGTCCTTGGTTAGTTCTCAGGTTCAATACTGTTGATGGAGAAGACTACGGTCGTGGCAGGGTAGAAGAATTCTTAGGTGATATGAGATCACTAGAAGGATTAAGTCAAGCTTTAGTAGAAGGTGCATCAGCTGCAGCAAAAGTAATTTTTCTGGTAAGCCCATCCTCTACTACAAAACCCAAAACCATCGCAGAAGCTGGTAACGGTGCAATTGTACAGGGAAGACCTGAAGACGTTGCTGTCGTACAGGTACAGAAAAGTGCCGACTTCCGAACAGCAGCTGAGCAGGCTCAATCAATTGAAAGAAGAATCAGTGATGCTTTCCTTATCCTGAATATCAGGCAAAGCGAACGCACTACAGCTGAGGAGGTACGCCTTACTCAGTTGGAATTAGAACAACAACTCGGAGGATTATTCTCATTACTTACAGTGGAATTTCTAATCCCTTACTTGGATAGAACTTTACACATCCTCCAACGTAGTAATCAACTACCTAAAATACCTAAAGATATAGTTAGACCACAGATAGTAGCTGGTGTTAACGCATTAGGTAGAGGACAAGATAGAGAAAGCCTCACTCAATTTGTAGGAACCATTGCACAGACTATGGGTCCAGAGGCATTGATGAAGCTGATAGATCCTAGTGAATACATTAAACGACTAGCAGCTGCACAAGGAATAGATGTTCTTAACTTAGTTAAGTCAGAAGAACAATTACAACAAGAAGCTCAACAACAAGCTCAAGCTCAACAAGCACAGGCCATGACAGAACAGATAGGTCAACTAGCTAGTTCTCCGATGATGGACCCAAGTAAACAGCCTCAGCTTGAAGAAGAGGAACCACCTACCCCAGAAGAATAAATGGCAGAGACATTAACATTTGACAATACAACTGAGCAAACATCAGCGGATAATCTTACTAGTGAAGAGCAGGATTCTTTAGCACTCGGTAGCGAGATACAAGAACAACAAGAAGGATTACTAGCAGGTAAGTATGAGAATGCTCAAGAGTTAGAGAAAGCTTATATCGAACTCCAAAAGAAGATGGGTTCGGATGATAACGAAGAAGAGGCATCTGAAGTTGAGGAAACTGAAGAGCCAATCATGGAGGTAACACCTACCGTAGAGGCTCTTTCTACTGCAGCTTTAGAGTTTGAAAACTCAGGTTCTATCTCACCTGAAACTATGGCTAAGTTCAGTGAGATGGATAGTAAAGATTTAGTAGATACATATACCACTATGTACGCTAAAGCTTTAGAGCAAGGTTATCAACCAACAGCTGCAGCTCCTGATATTACGGATGCACAGGTTTCTTCAATCCATAGCTCTGTTGGTGGTGAAGAGACTTATAACAATATGTTGGATTGGGCTACTAACAATTTACCTGAAAGTAAGATGTCTTCTTTTGATAGCATTGTAGAATCAGGTAATGCAGATGCTATACAACTAGCTGTTGACGGAATCAAGTCTCAATACGATAACTCACAAGGATACGAAGGAAGAATGTTAACTGGTAAAGCACCTCAGACTTCAGGTGATGTATATAGAAGTCAGCAAGAAGTTGTAGCGGCTATGAATGATCCTAAATATGATCTAGATCCTGCCTATAGGCAAGATGTCGTGAATAAACTTGCAAGATCTGACGTTCAATTTTAAACATGTCTAAAAAAAATTTCGCAACAATGGTAGCTGAATTTGGATCCAATTGGAAAAAAATTACAGATGCTGCAAAAACCCGTGAAGCGTCTTACCAAAGAGAGATGGGAAAGTACCTTAAAAAAAAAGGAAAGTGAGTTATGTCTACAATATCAAAAATGGCACATCACAAGAGAAGACTAAAACTTCTCGAAGAGACTGGTAAAGATATTGGACCTTGGGTACCACCTCCTAAGAAAGAAAAAAAGAAAAAGAAAAGGTAATGCCTGACAATTTACACGCAAACGAAACACCACCCCAACTAATGAACGAAAAAGAATCCGAAGTACTACTACATGATGCTGAAGAGCTAAATGGTCGCCTCGCAATGATTGGCTTCATAGCAGCTCTTGGCTCATACGCTTGCACTGGCATGATTATTCCAGGCATATTCTAAAACCCACACGTCCGTTCATCCATTTTATGGACG